CGGATTTCGATGAAAATGGTATAGTTAGAATGCCTCCAGGAGATCCTCCGGGCCCGTAGCTCAGTTGGTTAGAGCGCTACCTTGACACGGTAGAGGTCACAGATTCGAGTTCTGTCGGGCCCACCACATTTCAAAGCACTTGAAGGTTTCGCCCAAAAGTGTCCGGGCTGACTGCGGGCTGGATCAGGCAAGCCGGGCATACATTCGCTTCACCTGTTTCTTTTCGCGGTCGATGTCCGTAATGGAATAGATCCACGTTGTCTGCGGCTTCGAATGTCCGGCCGCCTTCATCGCTTCGAACGGCGTTGCGCCTGCTTGTTGTCTCCAGGTGATGTTAAGCCTGCGGAACGTGTGCATGCCGAAGCCTTCGTGATAAATGCCGACAGCTTCGGCCGCTGGCCGAAACACGTGTTGTTGAAGGTCGCGATCATCGGGTGGAATACCACCATCACGCCCAAACAAGAATTCATCGGAACCTCTGCCGGTACCCAGCCGCAATAGATCACTGGCGAGCCCACCGACCTGGCGGGTGCGTTTGGACTCCTCGCTTTTTGGAATGTCCAGGTCGCCGCGGTGCCAGCGTCGCTGGATTTGAATGGTCTCGGTCTCCTCGTTAATATCGCGCGGCTGGAGGCCTAAGACTTCGCTCACACGGGCGCCGGCGAGCACGGCAGTCAATACCATGAGCCGGGCTTCTGCGGCCGTACAGATGGCCGTTTCGGGCAGCGCATCTATGAAAGCTGATAGGTCCTTGGCGTTAGGGATGCGCTTCTCGCGTTTCTCACTCTTGCGGCCGACGTTGACGCCAACGCATGGATTATCACCGGCCCACTTCTTCGCTTGCGCGGCCCACGTGAAAATTGCGGACAGGATATTACGTAGATCAGTCCTGGCCCACCAGCCCAGCGTTTCCATCTTGGTGTTGAGCCAGGCTTCTACCATGGGCCGATCGATATCGCACATTCGCATCGACTGAAAAACCGGCTGGATATGGTTCCGGATGTGTATCCTGTACTTGGCCTGCGTGGCCGAGCCGAGCTTCGGAACGTGTGACTCAAGGTATTGGGTGAGCACAGCACCAAAGGGAATTTGAGACTGTAGTACCATCCGGCCGTTGTTGATGGTAGCCATTATCTCCTGCTTGGCCGCTTGGGCTTGACGCGGCCTCATTTCGTCGCAGAAGCCGAGTTGAATGCGTTGCTGGCGCCTAACGACGCCATCCGCAGTTACTATTGGCACGAACGGGCGGATGTAGTAAAACGGCCGTGCCACGTCGTCACGGCGCTGGATTTTCGGATCTTGCCATCGTGTCATCCGGTCCTGGCTCCCATCCAGGATGCTTCGAATGATATCAAGCGATGGCACACCTCCGCCTTGTGAACTTGTTCGAGCCAATTCTTTCTCGGTTTTGGTGCGTTCGGTGTGGGGTGAGGGGATGCCGTTCAATAAGCGCGTCAGCGGATACGAGGCCATGCGCCAGGAGGCTCAACGGACGCTTACATGGGAAATAGCGTGGGCGCTTTCACAACGTTTCACCGTGTATCTCATCCAGTTGGCACACAACTTGGCACGCTGCGTAGCGGGTAAATCGAAGTCAAGGGTAACCGGCGCGGCGAGCAACACAATGCGTCAGCGTGATAGAATACACAACGCTTAACGTCATGACAATCCAACAATTCTATAGAACCCTCACGTTTATTGATGAGCTGGATAGCACCCTAGGCCTCCAGACCAGCCTCGATCTTATAGCGCAGACTCTCACTACTCTCGTTAATACTCCCAACCAGCCACCCCTACAAAGCGCACTTGCAAGTGCTCTTGCCAAGTTCTCAAGTGCTGCTGAGCAGCTTGATAAATTGATTTCGCCGTCTCGGGCCGCAATTATTGCTGAAATGGGCGGCTCGGAGTTTTTTGACCCCGCGATTGCGGAAAGAGTGGATGCTTCAATTTCGAAGAACGCGATGACGCCGTCAGTCGCACGAGACTTTGTCCAAGAACTTGCCACGGGCCGACGCGCGTTTCTAGATACCGCGCGTATGACGATTCAGGGTTTGGAAACATTAGGAGTCAAAGTCGCGACACTTGAGCCGGGCAGTGCGGACCTAGAGTTTTTAATTCCCCGCGAACTGTTCGAGAATCACTTGGGGAAGTTCGCTAAAGAGCTGACGTTCATCAACCGGTTGATTGAACATTTGAGCGAAGGAATTACTGGTAATGCTGAGCCCGTCAAGGTAGAAGCTCTGTCATCGTCGGTCCCATCGATCGGAGTGGCAGCCGGTTTGGCAGTAGTCGCGACGTTAGCCACCGTTGTGAATAAGTTTTTGGAGGCGTGGGAACGCATCCAAAAATTGAGAAACGTGAGAAATGATCTCGCTGAACTTAACTTAAAGGGAACTAACCTAGAGGAACTAACCGAGGAGATTACGACGACGGTTGAAACAGTGGTCGAAGAATCCACCCAGCTCGTGCTCTCAAGCTATCAGGGGGAGCCCAGCAGGAAAAACGAATTAGAGAACGCGCTGAAACAGGACACGCGGCGGCTGTTTGGACAAATTGAACGTGGCCTGACGATCGAATTTCGCGCCGAGCCGAAACCCAATCAAACGGAAGGGGACAGAAAGGCGTTAACGACGATATCCAACCTAGGCCAGCGGATGACGTTTCCAGAACGTTCGCAGGAGCCCATGCTTTTAGAAAGCGGTCAGGTCGTCGAGGGTGATATTGCAACGTTTACACATAGCACAAAATCCACAACGCACAAGAGCACTACTTCCAGGAAGTCTAAAGAGAGCAAGAAAGAAACCACCTAGGTAAAGATCCGTTTCGAAACCCATCGCAGATCAGGATAAAACAATTTCGCGTGGGATTGTTTGGGCGAAAAAATGCCCGAGGACACCGAATCCGGCGCCCTCGGGTTCCAAAGTCTTCGCGAACGGGGCCTACGCTGAACCCGTCGGAAGTTTGATCACGTTCCCAACGTGAACAACACCGTAAAAACTCGGAAGCCGCCCGGCCAGCGAACCGGCCAGGCGGGGATTGATCGCCGTGTTGCGGCGGCGACCAAAATCAAAACGTGTTCTGCAGCAGCGCGAATGGGAACTGCTGGCCCGTGGCATTCGGACCCGCGAGCACCTGGCCGTCGTAGCGGGCATAGCCAATGAACCCGACTTGCGCGTAGTCGGCCCAGCGCTCGACCAACCGAAGTACACTCATGGCTCGAATTCTGCGCACCATATAGCGTTTCAGCGGACCGAACAGCGTGCTGTTCACAGTCACCGGAGGACTGCTGGTTTGCGTCTGCAAGGTCTGCATGTAGTTGTTCAGGCGAACCGGGTATCCATTGATTCGATCCGGCGCGCCTGCTTCAAGTGATTTCTCGAAAAGTGGCCGGCCGTACTTATCCTTGACTTTTGCGATCGCCTTGAACGTGCTGTCATTCATCATGTAGCTGGAGCCCGGCCGGTACAGGGGATCGATGGCATGCTCGAGATTTATCAAATCGTCTGAGCCAATTGTATTCGGGCCCGCGCTTGTTCCATCGTTCGAGGAAGAGCCGACAGCCGCAACCAAGGATCCGCTCGCGGCGGTGGCCGTCACAATTCCCATGGGCTGCGAGCTCGCGCTGCCAAGCCCATTGGTGAAATCTGAAACCAGAATGCGGCCCAGGCGTTTCGCGAATTCTCCGATCAGAAAATTTTCCAAATCGAACGCGCTGTCCTCCAAAAGTTCAAGGCTTACCTTGACCGCTTTCGTGCTGTAGCGATATGCGCCAAACAGCACTTGGCCTAAAAGCACGTCTCCCTCGATCGTCTGCTGGCCTTCACCAAGTCGCTCACCGACGACGTTGGTGTCATTTTCCGCGGGATACGGCAAAATTTGCCCAGTCTCGGTCACCATCGTGCCAACTACGCTTTCGTCGGTCATCGGCCCGGTGTATTTCAGCGTCGAGATTAAGGCGTCAACAAAACCCACGGGCACAAAAAATCCGCCGGAGCTGACACCGGGAATGCCGGCGCCGCTACCTCCGGTGATCATGTCTCTGTGTTCAGACAGAATACTTCTTTGCTCCGCCGGCATCGCATCGCGGCCGTGGCGCAGGTAAGACATGAACGCGCTTCGATATTCATCGTGCTGGCTTGCTCGACTTCCGCCTCCGTTAGGATCACCGCCGCGGATCTCGCCCATCATCTCCCCTTCAACGCGTTCGATGCGTTCGCGGAGCTGCTGGGCTTGGCCCACCAATCGCGCGAGTTTGGAGCGCTCTTGCGGCGTCATAGCAGCGCCTTTTTCCTTCAGGGCTCGGGCTTCCGTTAGAACCGTGTAGCGCTGTTGGCGCAAGTCACGGTTTTCCGACATTCGCATATGGATACACCTCAGATTTTGTTGAATTTTGGGTGTCGCGGGTAGCTACGAGCGGACTATGAGGTGGTGCTTGCCATCGAAGGCCAGCGGGCATTCCCGCGCGAATCCATCTCGGTTTCGCCTGTGCTGCGCGATCAACTCAACGAAGGCCGCCTGGCCCACCGGGCTTGAGGTTCCGTCGCATGTTCCGTGCCCTTTGGCGTCCAGCCCGTCCGGCATCCCGGCAGGTTACACAGAACTTGACTAAATCATTCTCGCATGGAATTGTTTCGGCGTCTACACCTTTCACCAGGCCAGCTCTTCGAGCTCTAGCTCGGCTGCGAGCGTTGCGAGCTCCTCGTCCTCATGGTCGGCCGCGCGGTCGCCTTCCAGCTCGTCCAACAAATCCTCGACGTCGTCATCGAGATCCGGATCAGTCGGATCTTGCATCGGGCATCCGGCATCACGGCACGCGTCATCGTCGCAGAGCTCGAGAGTGCATTCTTCGCAGCGGCCCTCCATCAGACAGCGATCGCATTCACACATGCAGGGCAACGGCAACTCGGCCTGGTCGCCGGCAATTTGGTCACCGTCAGGATCGGGATCATCGGCGGCCGCCGATCGCTCCAGCGCGGCCCTAAGTTCCGCGGGCATGCCCGGTGGCAACGCGCGGTCGGATAGCGCGGCGGTGGTTCCGGACGGGTACGCCGGCGTCGCGCCGACCAAGACCGAGACATCGAACAATGCGCTGACTTTGTGAATCGTCCTCAACATCGCCGGTTGGCCGGTGTCATCGATTATTTGAGTCCAAGTTTCGGCATCCGGATCTTCCCAGTTAACAGCGAACGCGAAACTTCCAGAGCGCACTTCACCGCGGCGGAAATGCGAGATCACTGTCTGGGCTTCCGGCGTATCAAGTGCCAGTTCGGTTTTATACCGGAGTGAACTGTTGTCTGCCATGACTCTACACGTCCCAGCTTCCGTGTCGCCGAGGAACCGTTGCACAGAGTGATTCACGAGACACGCGATATTTCCCGTGGTCAAGGCTTGATCGAAGCAGCCAGGCTCGAGTGTCTCGTACCATGGCGCGCTCGGGCTCCCGAGATTGCTGGAGCGCGTTCCGAAGCTTGCCGCGCGCCCTATCAAATAGATCTTGCCCGATTGCGTAAGATCGTCGATCCGGAGTTCGCAGGCTCTTTCTTCTCTAATTAGCATTTAAACTCTCCTTAGGTTTCAACAGAATTAAACTTTCCCGGAGCACTTGGCGCAGTGCGGCGCCGATCCGCGAGTACTTTTCGACCAGTGCGGGCCGGCCGCGGAAAGCGTGCCAGGCCTGCGCGTGGCCGAGTTCGCG